AGCGCGGCGGCGGGAGCTGAGGCCGGGGCGGCGGTGACGCTGACCAACGCCCCCTTCTACTACACCAGCGTGGCCTCAAATCCGAGCTGCTATAAAAGCGGCGTGTTCTATTTCTACGACGGCATCCTGGTCAACGGGCGCTACCGCATCACCAACGCGGCCTCCCGCTGCGGGAAGCTGCCGGTGGGACAGAACGTGACGGGCTGGGTGCCCGCGAGCTACTGCGGCGTGGGCACGCGCACCGGCGGCGGAGGCGGCACGAAGGCGACCATGGAGGTGAAGTAGCGATGGCAGGGACGAACCGGGTCGGACGGGTCAGCTCCATCGACTATGAGAGCGGGACCTATGAGGTGACGTATGCGGACCAGGGCCGGAGGGTCACGGCCCGCATCAACGCCATGAGCAACGGAGAATACAAAATGCCGAGAGTGGGCCAGATCGTGAGCGTGACGCACACGAGCAATGGCACGGCGGCGGCCACCACCAGCGGCACCGTATGGAACCGGAGCAACCGCCCAGCGGAGGGCTTCGCCGGGCTTTACCGCAAGGAATACGGTGAGAAGGCCGGGCAGGCTTTTGAGCGCTACGACGCCAACACCGGCATCTACACCCAGTACACCGACGTGCGGACCGGGCGCAACTGCAACGGCGACATCTTCGACGAGGCCAAGGGCACCATCAGCCTGATCGCGGAGAAGCTGGTGCAGATCACGAGCAAGATCAAAAGCGTGAGCATCCACGGCAAGGAAGGCGTGGGCATCGGCGCGGAGAAAAGCGTGACCATCGACGCCGGGGAGAACATCAATCTGGAAGCCGAGGGCGACCTGGACGAGGGTGCAGGCGGCGACCGGGCATTGACCGTGGGCGGAAAGAACACCGAGCTATACAAGGGCGAGGTGGAGCGGGAGTTTCAGGGAGGCATCCGCGACACCGTGACCGGCGAGGTGACGCTAACGATCAACGGTGTGACCATCACCATCAGCGAGGGCGGCGATGTCTCCATACAGACCGCCGGGAAAATCAGCATGAAGGCACAGCAAATCGACCTGCAGGGCGGGTCCTCCCTGGTGCTGTAAAAAACGAACAGCGAGGAGGAACGGAAAATGGTGGGCAGCTATATGGGCCGGGTGTTCACGGTGAGCAGCCAGAGGATATTGACGCCGAGCAATCTGAAAGGTAGCGCCGGAAGCGACTGGGCAAACCATGAGATCATCGGCAAGAAGGCGCGGAGCCAGTGGGTAGGCCCGAAGCTCAAAAGCTACACCATGGACATCCTCCTGCGAGCGCAGGACGGTGTAAGCCCCCGGTCCACGCTGGACTACTTCCAGCGGGCGGCGGAAAGCCAGATGGTCGATTGGTTCATCATCGGCGGGCGACCGATCTCTGACAACCCCTTCAAGCTGGTGAGCGTCAGCGACGAGTGGGACACGGTACTCAACGGCGGCGCGCTGATCGAGTGCCGGGTGAGCCTGAACATCGAGGAATACACATAAGGGAGGGCAAGCCGTGATCTACATTGAGGATACCATCGTCGAGATTGAGGCCGGGAGCGTGGACGACCAGACGGCACAGGAAGTCTACCGAAATCTACAGGTGCTCTACGGCACGGAGACGGGGGAACAGGCCCTCGACCGCGAGTTCGGCATCGACATCAACATTCTGGACAACCCGCAGGAGGCGGCGAAGGCGCTGCTGACGGCGGAGTTCGTGCGGAAAACAAAACAGTATGAGCCACGGGTCCGGGTCATGCGTGTGGAATGGACCCAAAATCATGCCAGGGACGGCGGCATCGTCCCGAAGGTGGTGGTGAGCTTTGTCTAATATCAAAGAGCTGGCAAACGTGCCGGAGATCAGCTTCATCGAAAACATGAGCCTGCAGGAGACTGAGGAGCTTGTGCGGGCAAACTACACGCGCATCTTCAAGGAACTTACCGGGCAGGACGCGGAGCTGGGCGAGGCGGACGCGAAGAACCTGATCATCAAGTCGTTCAGCCTTGTGCTCTACCAGGTGATGCAGTATGTGGAGGCCAAGGGCCGGGCGGAGCTTTTGAAGACCTCGACCGGCGACGCGCTGGACGCACTGGCGGCCCTGTTCGGCATTACGCGGCAGGAGGCCAGGCGGGCCACGTGCATCGTGCGCTTCACACTGTCCGGCCAGCGGAGCGAGCCGACGGCCATTCCGGCGGGCACACGGGTGAAGACCCAGGACGGGAAATACTTCAACACCGTGGACTACGCGGAAGTCACGGCTGGTGAGCTAACCGTGGACGTGGACGTGCAGGCGGAGGAGGCCGGAGCAGAGAGCAGCGGCATCGCCGCCGGAGAGATCGACACGCTGGTGGACCCAATCCCATACGTTGCGAGCGTGGAGAGCATCGAGGCGAGCACGGGCGGACTGGACATCGAGGACGACGACGGTCTGACGGAACGGGTGTGGCTGGCTCCCAGCAAATACTCCTGCGCCGGACCGCGAGACGCCTATGCCTACTATGTGAAGGAATGGCGGACGGGCGTGGACGACGTGCAGATCGTCAGCCCGGAGCCGTGCGTGGTGCACGTTTATGTGGTGCTGGACGGCGGCGTGCTGCCCACGGAGACGGAGCGGGAGGAACTGGCCGCCTACCTCAACGGCGACACCATCCGCCCGCTGACGGACATCGTGAGCTGCCCGGAGGCGGAGGAGGTCCCCTACGACATCAGCCTGACCTACTGGATCGCCAGCAACGACCAAAAGAGCGCGGGCACCATTCAGGCCCAGGTGGAGGCGGCAGTGGACGCCTACGAGAGCTGGCAGCGCAAGATGGGACGGGACATCAACCCGACCGAGCTTGTGTACCGGGTCCGCGCAGCGGGAGCCAAGCGCGTGAAGCTGACGGCACCGGCGGACATCGTGATCGAGAAAACGCAGCTCCCGAAGCGGAACACGCGCACCGTGACCTACGGAGGGCTTGAGGATGATTAAAAGTCTGCGTCAAGCCCGCATTACAGACGGCCTTCCGAGGGTGTTGGCGAGACAGGAATGGGTGATCGCCCTGTCCGAGGCCCTGGGGCTGGCCCTGGGGAAGACGCTGGACTACACCGACGAGAGCCAAATCTACACACGGCTGGACACTGCGCCGGAGACGGTGCTGGATGTACTGGCCGTGGACTGGAAGATCGACTGGTACGACACCGAACTGACGGTGGAGCAGAAGCGCCGCATCGTGAAGACGGCGCTGACGGTCCGGCGGCTGATGGGCACAGCGGCGGCGGTGAAGCTGCAGGTGCACGCCATCTACCCGGAGGCCACCGTGACGGAGTGGTTCCAGTACGACGGGAGGCCGGGCTGCTTCCGGGTGAGCCTGCCGCTGCCGAAGGAAGGCATCACGGCGGCGGAATACCGGCGGCTCAAGACCGGCATCCTGACCACGAAGAACGAGCGCAGCCACCTGGACATGATCGACATTCAGCATGAGTGCGAAGCCGTGGTGATCACGGGCGGGTGCTGCTCCATGAGCCAGATCATCGAGGTCTGGCCGGAGCTTGTGAGCGAGCTGGAAGTGACCGGCGAGCGCTTGACTGGCGGCGCGGCCAGCATGAGCCAAACGGCGGAGGTCTGGCCGGAGCTGACGGAGGCGCTGGAAATCCTGACATACCGGCACACCGGCGGAGCCGCGAGCACCGCGCAGGCCGTGGAGGTATGGCCGGAGCTGGCGGCGGTGGTGGAGATCACCGTGACGCGGAACACCGGCGGAGCGGCGCACACGGACCAGGCGCTTGAGGTCTGGCCGGAGCTGACCGAGCAAATCGAAGCAACGACAGAGCTGGACCGGGGCGGCGGGACCGCTGCGAGCCAGGTCGTTGAAATATACCCGGAAGGGGGAGGATGAAATGGACACTGAAAACGTAGTTGTCACCAAACAGGACCGAAAGTACAAGACCCTCGTGACCGACATCGGCAAAGAGAAAATGACCAACGCTATTCTGAACGGCAAGAAGGTCAACGTCGTCATGGCGGCGGTGGGCGACGGCGGCGGAAGCTACTACCTGCCCACGGCGGATATGACCGCGCTGGTGCATGAGGTGTGGCGCGGGGCCATCGCCAGCAAAGAGATCAACAGCAAATCCTCTAACATGGTAGACGTGAAGTTCGTGCTGCCGGGGACCGTGGGAGGCTTCACCGCGCGTGAAGCTGCCCTGATCGACGACGAGGGCGACATGATCGCCGTGTGCAACCTGCCGGACACGGAGAAGGCAGCCATCGAGGACGGCATCGCCGCTGCGCTGACCATTCTCATGCACATCGTTATGACCAACAGCGACGCACTGACCTTTACGCTGGACCCGACCACCGACACGGCGAGCGCCGTGTGCGTGGCCTTTACCATCCCGCATGAGGCATGGCAGAGCGCGGGCGGCGCGGAGGACGACGAGGGCGGCGGCACCTACCCGTGCCGGGCTGATGTGGTGTGCGACGAGGCGACCGCCATGCACACGCCCATCGCAACGCTGGACAAGGCGTGCCTGGCGGCGGCCAAGGCGTGCGAGCTGTGCCCAACGGTGGAGACCGCGAGCGGCGTGCTGCGCTTTTGGGCGATGAAGGTGCCGGACGGCGAGCTGACCGGAAGCGTGCTGCTGGTCGGCCAGGGCGGCGGAGGCAAGAGCGGCGACGGGAGCTACACCCTGCCGACGGCAACCCCCTTCCGCCTGGGCGGCGTGAAGGTGGGCGACGGCCTGACCGTGGACAACGAGGGCAAGCTGTCGGTCGATGCGGCCAACACTGAGGAGACCACCGGCGCGCTGAACGAAGTGTTCGGCGCAGAGGACGGCAAATAAGCCGCCCCACAATCCCATAGCACCGTCGCTTGAAGCGGCGGTATTTTTATCGACAATTCCGGGGGCATCCCCGAAATTGAATATTTTTTAAGGAGGACAAAAATATGTCCAAATTCGTAAATCTCGAACAGATCAAGGTGCTTGCCAACAAGGTCAAGTCCGAAGACGACGCCCTGGGTACTAAGCTGGAAGCGGTCACCACCAAGGTCGATAACCTGGTCGCCGCCGGCGGCGAGGCCAACATCCTCGAAGGCGTCAAGGTCAACGGCGCTGCCCTGGCTATCTCCGACAAGATGGTTGACATCCTGATCGCCTCCGGCGAGGAGAACGGCACCATCTCCGTCAACGGCGCTGCTGTTGCCATCAAGGGCCTGGCCGCTCTGGCCTACAAGTCCGAGATCACCGAGGACGAGCTGGGCGAGGCTCTGAAAGCATCTATCGCCGCGAAGGCCACCAAGGCCGATCTGGACGCCCTGACCGTCCGCGTGGGCGACATCGAGAAGGCCGGTTATCAGACCGCCGAGCAGGTCCAGGCCGCTATCGCTGCCTCCGGCCACGCTCATTTCGAGGTCGCTGAGACCGACCCCACCGCTGAGGGCTTCGAGGCTCAGGCCAACGTCATGTACCTGTACATGAACAGCAAGACCAAGCACTATGACATCTACGCCAAGGTCGGCGAGAGCGTTGTCCTGCTGGATGATACCACCGTCGATCTGAGCGAGTATGCCAAGACCGCCGATGTGACCTCTGCCATCAGCACCGCCATCGCCGCGCTGAACATCGACCAGTACGCCACCGACGACGACCTGACCGCCGCCGTTGGGCGCGTGACCGCCCTTGAGACCGCCATCGCCAACGTCTACACCAAGAAGGAAGTGGACGACAAGCTGGCGACCAAGATGGATAAGGCCAGCATGGACGCCTACGCCACCGACGAGGAGGCCCAGCAGGCCGCCGCCACCGCCGTTGCCGGTGCTCAGGCCACCGACACCGAGTTCAACGCCGCCATGAATGAGGTCTGGACCCCCAGCGAGGGCTAAGGCACCTCCTCACGTCAGAAACGAATACCAGGGCCGGGGCGAAATGCCCCGGCCCGCTTATCAGGAGGTGAAACCCAGTTGGCTGACGAGAAGAACGTAACTCTGGAACAGTTCAAAGACTTTATGACCAAGGCCGACGAGCGGCTGGACAAGTTGGAAGTCGGCAAGGAAAACAAGGTTTCGCCCGTCAGTATCACTATTCCGACGGAGGGGTGGGCCTCCGAGGAGATCGGGGAGACCGACGAGGAAGGAACCGAGGCATCCTATCCCTTCTACTACGACATCGCGGCGGCGGACGTGACCGCAAAGCACCGGGCGGACGTGACGATCAGCCGCGAAAGCCTGGATGCGGCGACGGTGTGCGGCCTGTGCCCGACCAGCGAGACGACAGAGGGGAAGATCAGGCTGCGCGCTATGAAGGCACCGACGGAGGCCATTACGGCGGAATACTGGCTGCGCAGCGGGAAGGAGTAATACATGGCATTAGGACAAGTGAATGTTCCCGGCGCTGCCGGGATGGACGCCGTAGAGGCGAAGCAGGCCGCTCAGGCGGCCAAGGAAGCGGCTGAGGCCGCCCAGCGCACCGCAGAGAGCGCCGGGAAAACGGCGGACGCCGCCATGCAGAAGGCTGCTGACGCCGAGACGGCGGCGGGCAACGCGGACAGCAAGGCGGACGCGGCCCTGGATGCGGCCAACACCGCCGCCGGTGCCGCGACGGCTGCCGCCAGCGCCGCCAGTGCCGCCGAGGAGAGCGCGAACAGCGCCAACACGGCGGCCAACGAGGCCAAGACTGCGGCGAGCAACGCGCAGAAGGCGGCGAACGACGCGCTGAAAGCCGTGACCAAGCTGACCAGCGTGATCAACAGCGTACCCACCCAGGCGGGCATCTTGACGTACACGGGCGCGGCACAGTCCCCCTCGTGGAACGGGTACGACACGGAGAAGCTGACCATCGGCGGAACGACCAGCGGCACCAACGCAGGCAGCTACGTTGCGACCTTCACGCCCAAGGAGGGCTACGAGTGGGCCGACGGCACCAAGACCGCCAAGAGCGTGACCTGGACGATCAGCAAGGCCAGCCTGTCCGTACCCGCGCAGAGCGGGACGCTGACCTACACGGGAAGCGCACAGTCTCCCCAGTGGAGCAACTACGACAGCAATAAGCTGACCATCGGCGGGACGAGCACCGCCACCAACGCGGGAAGCTATGCCGCGACCTTCACGCCGAAGGCCAACTACCAGTGGTCCGACGGCAGCACCAGCGCCAAGAGCGTGACCTGGGCCATCGGCAAGGCGGCGGGCAGTCTGACGCTGGCGAAGAGCAGCGTGACGCTGAACATCTCCTCGCTGACGGAGAACGTGGCCGTGACCCGCGCGGGCGACGGCGTGATCAGCGCCACGTCCAGCAACACCGCCACGGCAAGGGTTGAGGTGAGCGGCACCAGTGTGAAGATCACCGGCCTCAAGGCGGGCACCGCTAAGATCACTGTGAAGGTGGCGGCGGGCACCAACCACACCGCGCCCAGCGACAAGACCATCAACGTGACGGTCAGCCTGCCCGACACGAGCCTGGCAAACAACACGCCGGACATCATCGCGGCGGCGGCCAAGTCCGGCCAGGCGGCGAACTATTGGAGCGTGGGCGACAAGGTGGGTATCGCGGTCAATGGCTCTTTCGGAGGACTGAGCTATAACAACACCGTGTACGCCTTCATCCTGGGCTTCAACCACAACAGCAGCGTGGAGGGCGGAAACAGCATCCACTTCCAGTTCGGCAAGACGGCGGCTGGTGTGGACATCGCGTTCGTGAACAGCTACGGCTCGACCAGCACGGGCTTCTGCATGAACACCAGCAACACCAACTCCGGCGGATGGAACAACAGCTATATGCGCAAGACCATCTGCCCGGCGTTCCTGGCGGCCCTGCCGAAGGCATGGCAGAACATCATCGCGGCCTGCACGAAGTACAGCGACAACACGGGCGGCGGCTCCAACACCGCGAGCTACGTGACCGCGACCTCGGACAAAATCTGGCTGCTGAGTGAGATGGAGGTCCAGGGTACGAGAAGCTACGCCAACAGCGCCGAGGCGAACTACCAGAAGCAGTACGACTATTACAGGAACGGTAATAGCAAGGTCAAGTACCAGCACACGGCGACGACGAGCGCCTGCTACTGGTGGCTCCGCTCCGTGTATGCGGGCAGCGCGCACAGCTTCTGCATTGTGGACGCGGACGGGTCTGCGCGCGGCAGCAACGCCTACTCTTCGGATGGCTTCGCGCCGGGCTTTAAGGTGGCCTAATCCAAAATCAGGCATCGAAAGTGGAGCGGTTGGGGCGCAAGCCCC